CAATAGAGGCAGAGAAACACCGAAGCCCTGCTCAACTGAAGTCTCTCCTGGTGCAGCAGCTCGTACAGCACTCCCTTGACGAAGACTTCCCTCCAGCTCAGCGGGTGCAATGCCTGAAGCTTCTGGGCTCACTCTTCGAGGTGGGCGCGTTCGTAGAGCGCAAGGAGATCACCACAGTCAAGAGAAGCGAAGACATTCGCACCAGAATCATTGAGGCACTCAAGGATGTGACAGACGTCACCCCGATCGATGACGGGCTCAGCCTGCTGGAGGAGATCAAGGGCTCGCCAGACCAGCCAGGAGAAACAAAAGCCCCCCAGGTCGCCGACCCCACCACCCAGCCACCCCCACAAGAAGGAACCCCGGCGGGCGCACGTACTACGCATACTAATCCGCACGAATCATCATCCACAAAATCTAATCCGCTCGAACAACCCAACGAAAATCCCAGCACGCTTGAAGACGAGCTCAGCCAGGAAGACCCCCCCCTTGATGATGGGAGCAAATAGGGGTGGGGGGTATATTTTTGTGGAAAATGTTTATAGTACTTTAGTTACGGAATGAAACTTGTTTCACCTGAATAGGGTGGTGGGGAATATAGGTGTTCAAAGGATTAGAGGATGCATTGGGGGTTGGAATGACTGAGAAGCAGAAGACTATATTTTTGGTGATTGATGAGTGGTGGAAGCGGTTTGGGTATGGGCCGTCGGTGGATGATGTTATGAGACTGACGGGTGATAGGGGTCGGGGGAATGTTGTGAGGACGATGAACAGGTTATGTGAGTTGGGGGTATGTAAAAGGATTCCTCGAAGGGCCAGGAGTATTAGGCCGGTGTATGTGAATTTTAGGAAGATACAGTGATGGATATTGAAGCGATTGCGCAGGCTATTGAAAAGTTGCCGCAGGGGGAGCGGGAGAGGTTTTTGGAGGATTTTGAGGAGTTAAAGAGTGCGAAGAAGCGGGAGGATGCGCAGTTAAGTTATATGAAATATGTGAAGGCGATGTGGCCGGGGTTTGTGCATGGCCGGCATCATGCCTTGATGGCGAAGAAGTTTGAGGCGATTGCGGAGGGGAAGTTAAAGCGGTTGATCATCAACATGCCGCCCCGTCACACGAAATCTGAGTTTGCGAGTTACCTCTTCCCGAGTTGGTTTTTAGGCAAGCATCCTAATAAGAAGGTTATCCAGTGCTCGAATACGGCGGAACTTGCGGTGGGGTTTGGTCGCAAGGTGAGGAACTTGGTGGACAGTGAGCATTATGGCCAGATCTTCCCGAATGTGAATTTGAGACAAGACTCGAAGGCGGCGGGACGCTGGGCGACGTCGGGGGGCGGGGAGTACTTTGCTATCGGCGTAGGTGGTACTGTGACGGGTAAGGGTGCGGATCTGTTGATTATTGATGACCCGCATTCTGAGCAAGAAGCGGCGTTGGCGGCGGGGGATCCTTCTGTCTACGATAAGGTGTATGAGTGGTATACGTCAGGACCTCGACAGCGTTTGCAGCCGGGCGGGGCGATTGTGATTGTGATGACTCGTTGGGGTGATAGAGATCTGACGGGTAGAGTGATTAAAGATGCCGCTGGCCGCGATAAGGGGGAAGAGTGGGAGGTGATAGAACTACCCGCGATACTTCCCAGCGGGAGGTCATTGTGGCCTGAGTTCTGGAGCGTTGATGAGCTGGAGGCGTTGCGGGATGAATTGCCTCCTAGCAAGTGGAACGCTCAGTATCAGCAGACCCCGACAGGCGAAGAAGGCGCGCTTGTGAAGAGGGAGTGGTGGAAGAGGTGGGAGAAAGACGATCCACCGAAGATTGAGTACATGATTCAGAGCTGGGATACTGCGTTTACAAAAAGCGAGAGGAGCGACTTTTCAGCTTGTGTAACGCTGGGGGTGTTCTATATGAATGAGAATATAGAGGATCCGAATATTATTTTGCTGGATGCTTTTCAAAAGCGGATGGAGTTTCCGGAGTTGAAGGATAAGGCGATGAGCCATTATCAGTACTGGGAACCTGATACTTTGATGGTGGAAGCAAAGGCGGCGGGTGCGCCATTGATCTTTGAGTTGAGGCAGATGGGGATTCTTGTGACGGAATACACGCCTAGTCGAGGGACCAGGCAGGTGAGTAATGACAAGTTTGCCCGATTAAATTCCGTGACTGATTTGTTCAGGTCGGGTAAAGTATGGGCACCTGAAACCAGGTGGGCGCATGAATTGATAGAGCAGATGGCTGCTTTCCCGAACGCTGAGCATGATGACTTGGTGGACGCGACTGTTCAAGCGTTATTGAGGTTTCGACAGGGTGGGTTTTTACGACTTCAGACGGATGAGAAAGAAGAACCCAAAGGCTTCACTCGGAAGCACTCTTACTATTAAGGTTGAATATGGCCACAAACAGCATGACATCGAGTTTGTATCAAGCGCCCCAGGGGCTGGAGATGCTTGCAGACGAGCCGATGGTAGAAATTGAGATCGAAGACCCGCAGGGGTTAAAGATTGGGGTTGATGGAGTTGAGATTGACCTGATGCCTGAAGAGCCAGAGGGTGCTTTTGATGCCAACTTGGCCGAAGAAATGGATGAAGGCGAGCTGCAAAAAGTTGCAGGCGACATTATTTCGATGGTTGAGGGTGATATATCGAGTCGTAAAGACTGGGTAGAGATGTATGTCAAGGGCCTTGAAGTTCTGGGAATGAAGTATGAAGAGCGCACGGAACCTTGGAACGGGGCGTGTGGTGTTTTTTCTACGCTTCTCACCGAGGCCGCTGTTCGGTTCCAGAGCGAGACAATCATTGAAACGTTTCCGGCAGCTGGTCCCGTCAAAACGGAAATTATTGGTGCAATTGATCGCCTTAAAGAAGATGCGGCGGAGCGTGTACGGGATGACATGAACTACCAGCTCACGGAAGTGATGACTGAGTACCGTCCTGAGCATGAGCGTATGCTGTTTAACCTGGGGTTAGCCGGTGCAGCGTTTAAGAAAGTGTATTTTGACCCGAGCATGGGGCGTCAGGTTGCGATTTTTATCCCTGCTGAGGACATCATCATTCCTTACGGCTCGACGGGAGTGCGCACGGCTGAGCGGGTAACGCATTTGATGCGTAAAACCAAGAACGATGTAAAGAAACTGCAGGTTGCGGGCTTCTATCGAGACGTTGAGTTGGGTGAACCTGTGATGATTCACACCGATGTTGAGAAAAAGAAGGCGGAAGAGCAGGGATATTCGTTAACTGATGACGATCGTTACCAGATTTGCGAGATTCATATTGATTATGACCTGCCGGGATACGAAGATCCTGATGGAATTGCCCTGCCTTACGTTATTACGATCGATCGCGGGACTGAAAAGGTGCTTGCGATCCGCCGTAACTGGGAACCAGACGACGAAAACAAGATTAAGCGTCAGCATTTTGTCCAATATGACTATATCCCGGGATTTGGGGCGTATGGATTTGGCTACATTCACCTGATTGGTGGGTATGCGCGTGCTGGAACGTCACTTATTCGCCAGTTAATTGATGCTGGTACGCTGTCTAACCTGCCTGGTGGCTTAAAAGCCAGGGGTTTGCGTGTCAAAGGGGACGATACGCCCATTGCACCGGGTGAGTTTAGGGACGTTGATGTGCCTTCTGGGGCTATCAAAGACAACATTATGGCTCTTCCGTACAAGGAACCGAGCCAGGTTTTGTCGGGTTTGCTGGACAAAATAACGGATGAAGCGCGCCGGCTTGGGTCTATTGCTGACATGAAGATCAGCGATATGAGCGCAAATGCGCCTGTTGGTACGACGTTGGCTTTGTTGGAGCGTCAGCTAAAGACCATGAGCGCGGTTCAAGCGCGGGTTCATTACTCGATGAAGCAGGAATTTAAGCTGCTCAAAGAGATTATTCGAGACTACGCTCCTCAAGAGTATTCATTTGATCCGCAAGGCGGGGATCGATTGGCTAAGCAGGGTGACTATGACATGGTTGATGTCATCCCTGTCAGTGATCCCAATAGCGCAACGATGGCGCAAAGGATCATGCAGTATCAAGCTGTGATACAGCTGGCCCAGGGGGCTCCGCAGATCTATGATTTGCCGCAGCTGCACCGCCAGATGATTGAAGTGTTGGGAATTAAGAACGCTGAGAAGCTTGTTCCGATGCCTGATGACATGAAGCCTAAGGATCCGGTCTCGGAGAACATGGCTTTCTTGACCGGCAAGCCAACGAAGGCGTTTATTTACCAGGACCATGAAGCTCACATTGCTGTGCATACCAGCATGATGCAAGACCCGATGATTATGGGTCAGATTGGTCAGAACCCGATGGCTCAACAGATGCAAGCGGCCATCATGGCTCACGTTGCAGAGCACCTTGCGTTCCAGTATCGCAAGCAAATCGAGGAGCGACTGGGGGCTACGTTGCCTGCACCTAATGCTGATTTGCCTGAAGAGATTGAAGTTCAGTTGGCTAAGTTGGTTGCCCAGGCTTCTGCCCAACTGTTGCAGCAGCATCAGGGAGAGCAGGCCCAACAGCAAGCCCAGCAACAAGCACAAGACCCGATCATTCAAATGCAACAAGCAGAGCTGCAGATCAAGGCACAAGAGGCCCAGGTTAATGCGCAAAAAGTCCAGGGTGATTTGCAGATCAAGCAGCAACAACTGGCATTGAAGGCGCAAGAGATTGCGTCAAAGCAGGGTGAAACTCCTGAAATGATTGCTCAAAAGCACATGCAAGAGCTGTCTTTTAAAGAGCAAGAACATCAACAAAGTTTAGAACACCAACAGCAGATGGATGCGATTAAAACTCAAGCTGCTATTGCAAAGATGTTATCTAAACCTAGTAAAGGAGAATGATGGAGAAAAAAATTCTAGAGCTTTTAAATTCCAAGATAGAGGAAAAAAAGCAAGATCTTGTCGAGTTTTTGGGTGATGGTGGTGCGAAAACCTACGATCACTACAAAGAGGTGTGCGGTGTTATCCGAGGTCTCCTGACCGCACAGTCTGAAATAGGTGACCTCGTGCGAAAAATGAAAGACTACGACAATGACTGAATTTGATGTGAGTGCTGTTGATCTGTCGGGGATATTAAATGCCTCGGCGGAAGAGAAAGCCAGGCAGGTTCCCGATCCTACTTCTTTCCATCTCTTGTGCGTGCTACCTGAGATTGAAGAAGAGTACGGCGAAACTGGTTTGGTAAAAGCTGGTCAGACCATGCACTACGAGGAGCTGCTGTCTCCCGTGCTGTTTGTGGTGAAACTGGGACCAGATGCCTATAAGGACGAAAAGCGCTTCCCAAGCGGCCCGTCATGCAAGGCTGGGGATTTTGTGTTGGTCCGCCCCAATACAGGAACCCGAATCAAGATTCACGGCAAAGAGTTCCGAATCATTAACGATGACTCGGTTGAAGCTGTGGTTCAAGATCCGAGGGGAATTTCACGTGCGTAAGGAGTAAAAATGGAAAAAGTTGAATTTGAGTTTCCTGACGAAAAAACTGAAAACCCTAAGGGGGAAGCAGCTGAGAGCCAGGAAGACATTGAAATTGTTGACGATACGCCAGCTCAAGACCGTGGCCGAAAGCCCATGGAAGAGCCGCCTAAAGAGTTTGATGACGATGAAATCCAGAAGTACGACGAGAGCGTACAAAAGCGCATCAAGCACTTTACAAAGGGGTATCACGAAGAACGGCGAGCTAAAGAAGCTGCTCAGCGAGAGAAGGAAGAGGCTATTCGCATAGCCCAAATCATTGCTGAAGAGAACAAAAAGCTCAAAGGATCTTTGAACGTAAACCAAAACGCCTTGTTGGAGCAGGCCAAAAAGACTGTCAAACAAGAGGTTGACCAAGCCAAACAGCGCTATAAAGAAGCGTATGAGGCGGGGGATTCAGATGCGCTGGTGGCAGCTCAAGATGAGCTAACTACAGCCAAAATGAAGATGGAAAAGATTAATAATTTCCGTCCAGCCCCTTTACAACAAGAAGAAACTAATGTACAACCCGTACAAATTCAGCCAAAGAAGCAAGTTGATCCTAAATTAGTTGATTGGCAAGAGCGTAATCAATGGTTTGGGAACAACAAGAAAATGACGGCTTATGCTTTGGGCCTTCATGAAGATTTGGTTGAAGAAGGTATCCCGCCTGGCAGTGACGAATACTATCGACGTATCGATACTGACATGCAAGGACGTTTTCCGGATGCGTTTGAGTCCGGTAAACCTGCTGATGCGCCATCTCAGCGGACAAAATCAAACGTTGTCTCACCGGTAACGAGGAGTACTGCGCCTAAAAAAGTCGTACTTACCAAATCGCAGGTGGAAATCGCCAAACGGCTTGGGGTTCCTTTGGATCTCTATGCTCGTAAGGTTGCGGATGAAATGAGGAAATGAAAATGACAGCACAAAATCGTGAAAAAAGAGAAGTTGAAAGTCGCGAAAAATCGGCACGCCCGCGCAAGTGGACGCCGCCCCAGCTTCTGCCGGACCCGAATCCCGAGCCTGGCTATGCGTTTCGCTGGATCCGACTGAGCACTCTTAACTCGCCTGATGCTACAAACATTTCGTCAAAATTCCGCGAAGGTTGGGAGCCTGTAAAGGCATCAGAACATCCTGAAGTGGTAGTGATGGGTGGGGTTCCGACCCGCTTCCCTGACTCCATTGAAATTGGTGGTCTGTTACTTTGCAAAACCCCAGTTGAATTTACTGAGGATCGTGATGAGTATTACCTGGGTCAGGCAAATTCTCAAATG